AGATGTGTATAAGAGACAGATAGCGCCTTCACAGCACGCTATATAGTACAGCTCGTCAGCGTGCGATACGAGCTTGTCCTCGGCTTTATTTCCATAGCTAGGTGACTTAGGCATGCCGTCCATCACGGGACTTCTGAGCGCTATTTTGGTGCGTTGAGCGAGCCGCTTGTGATGCCAGTAGTTCCCCAAGACCTCTTTGGCGTTTTCAATTGTTTTATCATGATCAATTGGGCTAAAATATCTCGTTGCTCGCACCACTGCGTCCACTCCTTATGGTATAATTAAATTTGTAAAAGTTTGGGGAAACGGCGTGCCGTAATGGTGCGCTTTTTTTGATGCTTTTAAATGTACTTTCAACATGTGCGTTTGCTATACTGATTAAGGAGGCAGCCTCTATTGTGACGAAATTCATTACTTACATCTCTTAGCTTAATCTGCCTCCGGCGCGTCCTTCATCAGACGCGCTTTTTGTTTACCTGAACTAGAAGGCAGCAAGCCATTGTTCAATCGTTGCAGCGGCCGCATTGAAGACTGGATAAAGTGATTTTGCGAATTCGTCCATTGTTCGCTCATGTTTCCTGCGTTCATACCTAATGCGCGCTCGCATGACTGCTCGATGCCGATCATTCATTTCATTTTCCTCTTTTCCAGTTAGCCCACATCCACATTGCAACACATGCAATGAGCAACATGACGGCAATCATTGCTTTGCTTCCAGCCTACGTCCGCACATCGGACAATAATTGATCATGATTGGATCATCGACCTCAGCATTATCAAAGCCAACAGCTTCGCATGTGTGTATTGCTGCACCGTTTATTTTTTTAGGCTCGATTCTATCCCATTCATTTCCACCCGTCATACCGATTCGAAGGAAGTTGCCAAGCTCTGATTCAATAAGCTTATGTGGCTCATGACAATATGGACAGTTTTTCTGGTTCTCCGTAAAGGGGGTCGAATTCGACCCCTTTTCCACTTTTTCAGTCATTGCTTTCCCTCCAGTAGCTCCGGATTCTCTCTGAACTTAATCTCTCGTTTCATCTTGTACCTCCAGAAGCACGACAACCTTGCCGCCCCAATCATGTGCTGTTTTGTAGGGGTCGGCCTCTCCCTTTTCTCCGTACCACTTGATGGCTCCTGACAGATCTGATGTCTGTCCTTTTCCGCCCCATCCGGAATTGCAAAGGTATTTGCCGCTCGACATACGGATAACCTTTATTTCTATTTGTTTCATCTCTCCGCCTCCAATTTCACGATTTCTCCGTTTTCCTCAACAATCCATGATTCCAGCAACCATGCACGGACAACGGCTACTTGGTTGTCAGCCATCCAGCGTTGCCAATCATAAAGGCCATTAATCCCCACCGCTGAGATGTTATCTTCAAGGTGCCAAAATACGTCTAGCAGTCCCCACTTGCCGGGTGCCTTTGCTTTCCTGATGTATTCACCGACCGCTTCCGGAATCACCGGCAGATCATCTGGCAAGGCAGCATCATATTCATCAAGATAATTTGGCTCATCGTCACAGTAGTATGGGCTTCCGGTTTCATCGGTGTATGCGTCATAAACCTCGGCGTAACATTCTGCCAATTTCTCCAACACGTCCCGCTTCGTCTCATTTCCTGTCATATCCTGTCACCTCTCCAGTTTCCTCAACGCGCCACATTCCGCGGCTCCATGCTTCTGCAAAAACACTTTCACTATTTTCAATATAATCAACTACTGAAAAGTCATCGCTGGTAGAGTCTACTGATTCAAGTTCGTCACGTAAAGACAAGGAATCATGACTGCCTTTTATTTCCTCTGATACCGCTAATGGTATTGTGGGTAAATCATCTGGCAAGGCGGTGTCATAACGTTTCTTGTAGTCATATAGTGTTTCCCTAGGCCAGCCATTGAAGAACACCTGATAGCCAGCAAGACGATTCCAAACCGCCTCGAACACGTCTCGCTTCGTCTCATTGCTCATAGTTTGACTATCTCCCCTGTTTCCTCAACGCGCCAGACACCTGACAAGTATGCATGGGCGAACGTTTCCGAGTTGTAATCTTCAAACGCCCATTCAGCGTAGCTGTTATATTTGCTTCTAACCTCTCCAAGTGCACTTACAAGGTCTGCCCTGACTGACTTCATTATTTTGAGAAACTTTCCAATTCTTTTTGGAAGCACCGGAATATCATCTGGCAAAGCCGCGTCATATCTTTTCAGGTATTCCTTGTACATTTCATAGTCAAGCCCAGCACATTCATCAGCAACCTTGTTGAACACGTCCCGCTTCGTCTCATTGCTCATCGTCCTTCTCCTTCTCTCGTATGAAGTGGTCAAACTTCTTGCGCATGTTTGCAGGCGTGTCAACGTCAACTGTATTAGACTTAATCGCTGCCGCTTTAATCCGAAACATATCCCGTTCCGTGATTGTCACAGTCGCAGTCTTCAAGGACATCACGTCAATCCAATATTCCAATTTAAGCTGGCCGTCATGCCCAATGTAAATCTCGGTTAGGTCAGTGAGCTTTACCTTCTGACCACTATCCAACTTAATCATTGTCATCGTCAGTCACCTCTTCTTTTTCGCAGTCTTGCAAGCCGTAATGCTCGATCTCTGATTCAGTGAACTTTCCACGAAGTTCTTTATCCGCGGGGCAAATCGTCAACAAATCTGTATCGCCAGACTTGTAATACCAAGCCTCTTTGGTATGTGGTACCTTGACGTTGTACTTCTTCTCCTTTGCCACGGTGTAGCCGTTGACGTAGGCATTCATCAGTAGCTCTTCTAAGCCATCATAATCATCAGTTTTCATAGAAATATATGATGCTGGAAATTTATACTTATTTGCATCTTCAACGATTTTGGCTTGTTTCTCGCTCAGCACTACCTTTTTAGGCTCCTCAGCGAACGTGACAACGTGGCCACCAGAGTTTCTTGCCACTTCGGTTGCTAAATCTTTATCGAGCGTTACTGGCACATCAACATTCGAGAAACTCAAAAATCCGTTTGTTTCACCAAAGTCCCAGTATTTGCCTTCAGCGTTCTTAACCGCGCACATTTTTACTTCGCTCATTTTTCGTCCTCTACTTTCGTAAGCTTGTACAAAATTCCTTTGGTGTCCACGTAAACCGGCTCACCGGTCACTTGGCTGATGTAAACATCGTCTACTTCGTTTTCCATGAGTCGGCCTCCTTCAATCGATTTCTTCGACTTCAACTCTCGGGTTAGCTTTGTCAATAAAGAACCGATCTCGCAGTTCTACAATGTGATCCCAGTTGTCGTTTTCTAAAAATTCAGCCTTTTGCATGCCGTCGAAGATAAACTTGTGCTGAAACGCGATGTTGTCCGGGTCTGTTCGCTTGTCATACCAGTACCAGTCGAAACTTAGAGGTTTTCCCCATTGAAATTTCACGCCCTGATTCATCGCTTTTCTCACAGCCAACATTACCGTTTCCGTTGCTTGTTTCTTGACTTTTGCTCCGCCGAACATGTTGCCTCGTTCAACATTGATGTACTGGTTAAGAGTCATGAGGGGCAATGGAATAATAATCCTGTTCACGCCGGCTTCACGTCCTTCAGATAGTATTGACGTTGCTTGCCGTCAACCATCTCAACCGTTGTGATTAGCTCTTTGGGTGCCTTGCCATCAAAAGCAACTGGCTTGTTGATGGCAAGGCTTGCACCTCTGGCATTGTATCGTTCAATCCTGATGATTCGTGCCACACCGCCGAGATCACGCACGCCCATGAATACTCGATCAGGAACCATAACCAGATCACCGACCATCATTTTTGTTTTAATTGCTTGCATTTGAAGATTCCTCCTGTAGTTTCTTGTATTATTCATCGCTAAATGTCTAACGACTAACAATCTCTTCACGGCCGTTGTTACGGCTTGGCAACTTGATCTGGAATTCTTTAGCAACTGCCTGAATAAACGGCCGTGATTTTCCAACACGTTTTGCAACCTCTGTTAGTGTTTTGCTCTTGCTTGCCGCCTCAGCAACTTTCACTGCATACTTCTTACGGTTAGCTTTCCCACGTTTGTTTACAGCCTTGATGCTGCTGATCAGTGCCACTGAAGGCATATCTCGATTATCAATACCGGTTACCGCACGTTTCTCGACAATCGCTTTCTTTGATACAACAATCCGGTTATTGAACTCCTGTTTCTCTATTTTTGAGAATGCTTCGCTTTCAGAAATGTCTAGCATCACGGCTTTTTCATAGCGCTTATGCAATTCTGCCTTGAAGTCGCGCCACACTTTGTCGCCTTGCTTGTAAAACCGCACTGTTACTTGTGTCATGCTTTCTTCTCTCCTTGCTTATCAGGCCTTAGTTCGTCAAGGCTAACGCCTAGAGCGTCTGCAATTCGTATCATCGTTGAAAATGACGGATCTTTGCTTTGACCGGTTTTGATTGAATAAATAGTTGTTGGATTTTTATACCCAGCAACTCTGGAAAGTTTCCTGATACTGTAGCCTTTTTTGTTCATAATTTTTTCGATGATGTACCACATATTGATTCTCCTTCGGGCTAATGTACGATATGTTGTTTTTATCAGTGCACTATCGTATGCTTAACATGTACGAGTGCTAGTACACCCGTAACTATCATGTTAGGAGGCAAATAATATGGCTAATAAAACAACCTCGAGAAGAGCTGCTTCTGCAGCTTCCGCTGTCTTGCGTGATCGTCGCACTAGCAAGACTTCTAAAACGGCCGCTGCCAGCGCATTAGCTCAACGTTCCAAGAAAAAGTAGTCACACAGTCATACTTTAATTACTCCTTTAGGGTCTAAGGTTTCCCTGAGGGAGTTTTTTGTCATTTTTATTAAAATGGCAAATCATCATCTTGGATGTCTATCGGCTGGCCATTATTAGCAAACGGATCCGTGGTATTCGCTCGTGAAGCATTTGGAGTCGTTTGACTCGCGTTTGTGGTCGTGGTTGCTGATGCATTGGCTGTTTGCTGTGATTTAGGGCTGTTCTGAGACGTCTGTCGTGACTCAAGCAAAGCGAAATTATCAACGATTACCTCGGTCACAAACACTTTCTGCCCTTGCGCGTTATCATACGTGCGCGTTTGAATATGGCCTTCCACACCAACCAAGGATCCTTTTTTGGTGAAGTTTGCAAAGTTCTCAGCCGACTTGCGCCAGATCTGGCAATTTACGAAATCAGTTTCTCGTTCTCCGTTTTTGCTCTTGAATTTGCGATCAACTGCCAGCGTGAACGAGCCGACAGCGGTTCCACTTTGTGTGTAGCGCAAGTCAACATCTCTTGTCAGCCGGCCTGTTAGTGAGACACTGTTTAGCAATATGCTTCCTCCTAATTCTTTTCGCCGAGCTGATTGAGCTGTTCAAGTTGTTCGGCCAGCTTGGCACGCTGTTCGGGCGTCACTTCATGCTTTGGTTCCTGATATCCAGGCTTTAACCAATCAGGTTCTTTATCAACGCGCTCTGGCTTGCCGTAACGCTGTGGACCCGTGTAGTTAGCCCTAGCCGTTTCTTCGTGTTTTTTTGATTCTGCTTCAGCTTGCTCAACAGTCTTAATTTTTCGCTCTGTATAGCCGTCAAATACTTTCGCTAAATATCGATCAGCGCCTTTTGCTTTGACATCTTTACGGGCTGCATACTTAATGACCCAGCAAACCAAATCATCGCCAAAATTACCGATCCACTCTTCCAAATCTTGAGTAGCAATGGCATTGGGAAATCCCCAAACGTTTTGCCAGAGCAAACGCGCATTCTCGTGTACACGAACGCCCGCCTGGCTGTCTGTTTTATTTTTATTTACTTTACTTTCCTTTACTTTACTTTGTGTATTAATGTCGTCATTAACACCATATGAATCGGAGTTACTGTCTGCATTAATCCAATACAATGTTGGTTTTTGCGATTTTCGTCTTTTGGTGGCATCAGTGAACGTTTCTTGGATGCGCTGACTGGTCAAAACGTTGTCCGACAGGAACAGGTCTTTATTGAAAGTCCCATACTCAATCAGACGTTTGACCACTAGCCCCACCAACTCACCAGTCGCACCACTGACACGATTGACAAGCTGGTTTTTAGCTAGCTCGGTCCACTCGAGGTAATAGCCTTTGCGGTAGATCGCCGCGAGCAGATAAATGAAAATCAAAACACCCTTTGGTCCAAATTCACCGGTAATTGCCTCTGTCTTTTCGTTCGTTGCAAAATCAACATCGAATGGAAAGTAATCAAGTCCTTCTTTTACTGGTCTTGCCAAGCGATCATCTCCTATTCAATAAGATCGTAAAGACTAATGATCTGTTGGAGGTGCTTGGTAGCACGACAGTATTCGCAGTGCTCACATCGATGGGGTTTTTCCTGTCCGTTTTTAACTGCTTCAATCCGTGGCTGAAGTTCCTTCACCCTTTCCAACCAATAATCGAGCAAGTCTTGCGGAATTGAGACAGCAGCCTTATCAGGTGGATCTTGCTTCGAAACTGCGATGATCACCGGCACCGCCTGCACCCCGTATTGCTGTCGGACTAGCTCTTGATAAACGGCCATCTGGAGTGAATAGTTATAAGCTTCAATAAATGAGCCGTAACGCCGTTCATCAGGCAAATAGAAGCGCTTGTTGATGTCCATGGTCGTCTTTAGGTCGGCAAAGTATTTGTGATTTGTTGGAAGACAATCAAGTTTGCCTTTCCACATCACGCCACCAATCTCACCACGTACAATGACTTCCTTCTTGCCCTGATAGAACTCTTTGAACATCGGGTCCGTTCGGAGCGTTTTAATCATGGCATCAGCCATTTGGTATTCCTTCTTAAGCTGGCCTTTTGTGGCACCACGTGTTGAGATGATCTCTGGATGCTGTGCTTTGAATTTTCTGTGAGCATAACGGCTTTGAAAGTAGCTATGAAGATAGTTACCGACAAGTAAGGCCGTTGGGTCTCGCTTAGGTTTCCATTCACCTTTCATTTCAGCCAGTGCTTCAGCCTCGCAAGCCATGAACTTTTTGAACCACGTTGGTGACTCGTACTGCCAATCCATGCGATTGCTGTAGTAGTTCCTACTTGTTAGCTTGGCCTTGGAAGAGATTTGCGACTTCTTTGTCTGTGACTGGTTGATGTTCAGATCGTTCTGCTTGTTCTGACTCTCTTGGTTCGTCCTGATCGGCATCTGCAACATGCTTTTTATCCTCCTTCGGTTTGCTATCAATCAAATCATCAAAGTTAGGTGTTACATCTATCGGCTCCGAGTTATCGTATTCATCAGCTGTGGTATCGTTTACGGCCCCAAGCAACAGGTCATTGTCTGAGCTGGAGTTGATGAAAAACTTGGCAGCACGATTAAGCACCGTGCGTTTAGCCATTTCTTCAGGGAATTCTTGTTGTACCTTCTTGGTCTTCGCATGGCTCCAGCTTTGATCAATCTGTTTTTTTGTCATGATGGTGAAATTCTCGGTGCCGTTGTTGTCAACAATCACCGCAAAAGCACCGGCAATTGGATTATCTTGGTTTTCAATGCGTGGTTCGAAGACTTTCACAACCGTGCGTCCCCTATCAGAACCAATTTGAAAGTTGTCGCCTTCTCGAACAACTTCAGCCCAAACGTCTTTGACGTTGTCAAGCCTTTTCAAGATTGCTAAGCTTCCGAAATATGAGCGCATCAGTGTTAAGTCTTTGCCATAAGGAATGAAATAGACCTGATTCTTCGCAGGGCTTAAACCCTGAATAACCATATTGAGCAACGCCTTTGCCTGTGATTGTGGGCTTGTTTTGTCTAAAAGCGACGGGCCCTTGCTATTATCAGATAGTGTTAGCCAAGCCGAGTTCAGGGCATTACTGGGACTATAATTGGCCGGAAGCTTCAAGCCCTCATTCTTCTGCATTTGAGTGATACGGTTGTTCACGCTTGCTACAATTTCATTAGCCATGTTCAAATTCCTCCTAGTAGTCGGCGGCAATCGCTACACCGCTGAGTTCGTGCAAAATATACTTTCGAATTTCGGCAGGATCATCTTTGATCGTATCGCCTTCTGGGCCAACATTCGTGATGATTTCATCGCCTGAGTAAATCGGATCGCCTTTCCAATCAGTGCGGACTTTTTTTATATCCATTTCACTTCGCCGCCTTCCGTGATAAACTAGGAGTGAAAATAATTTTGCTTAGATCTTTGCTTCCCGTGGTTGCAGCCACGGGATTTTTTTGTGCGCATTTGTTGAGCATCCGTTGACTAAGTTCGAACATCCAAAGCCAACCGCTATCTCCGTGGCTCTTGTAAATCACGTTCTCGGCTTGATCATGAATGTCTTGCCAATATGCCTTCGTGTCACGCATAGTTCTTCCTCCTAACGTGTCCATTGTTTCCAACCTCCTACTGCTGTGGCACCGATCATGATGCCAACCAGAGTTACAAGCAGATACTTCCAAAAGGCTGATGATGGGTCGAACAGCACCGACATGATTGCTTCTAACATTTGTTAGGCCTCCTATTGTCGTGCAAACCAACGCTCCATCTTCTCAGGCTCAACTCGCTGTGTTTTACCCGGTCCAACGAATGGAGCGCCACGCTTCTTCCAACGGCTCACTGTCGCAGCAGAAACCTGGTAGTGTGCCATGACATCTTTTGGCGTCCAATAAATTTTCGGTTTAAATGGCTTGCGTGTCCTTTGCGGCTTAGTGGGATCGATCAGTGTGAATTCTTGTTCCATGCCTGCTCATCCTTCCTCATATAATGAAGTTTCTGATAATGTGGGAGCCTTTCGCTGAAAAGATCCATAATTGAGATGCCTAGCATTTCACAAATGGCATTCAGCTCGGTTAGATCTGCGACTGTGCTATCCAATTTTTCGAATGCGTATGCTTTCAAGTTTTTAGCGTCATCGCGTGTAAAGTTGGGGTCATTAGCAAGGCCCTCAATGTCGTGCTTGATGAAAGAAGCTTTCTCCTCGTCTTCTTCTCGTTTATCGGTGAATAAAAGCCCGCGTAAATCGTGGTATATTCCGTCACCGCTAAACAGCTTAGGGATTCCTAGAAACAAGTTAGCCATTTCATAGCTTAGTTCGCTGTCATTCATCGAATTGGCAATGTCAGTAGCCTCATTTGCTCTAATGGGAGTTCCATGAAAATAGTTGTTGATCGTTGAGTGCCCTAATTTTGCTGCATAAGCGATCACCTTCTGTGGCGTGTTGGTTCTAGTAGCGAACCTATTCAAAGGGCTACTAATTGTTGCTTTCATACGTTCCACTTCCTTTAAAAGATGAAATATTGGTGGATATTGATTCATGCTATAGAAGGCTATGATTAACCCATAGCAAGTTGATCAGCGTCTTCAGCTAGCCATTCGTCAACGTGGCCCTTCAACTGCTCGTCAGGCATTTGTTCGAATGCAAAGGCCGGAATCTCTGGGTAGACGCGGGTCAAAAAATCAATCATTGCTTCACGTGTCATATGGCTCACCTCCTTAACTTGAAAACTGACTATTGTGTGATTGCCTCCATCCAAGTGCGATAATTGCATCGAATGGAGGTGATTAAAATGCCAAAACGAGTCAGCGTTACAAGCGAAAACAAGTCAGGGCGTAATGAGAAGTTTCATGACAACTTCACCGGAAAGAACATGAATCGTTCTCAGTTTGTACAAGCCATACAGAATGGCGAGTATAAAAACTACACCGTTAGAAACCTGCATGGCTTAAAAACTCCAGCATCTAAGCCAGACAGCACCACTAACAACAACCTTGATTAATCATCGCTTGTAAAACGTGCATCTTTCTCGTTATCAACAAAGTGTACGAAGAATCCTTTGGCGGTAATGCAATCTGATGCGCTTATCGAAGCAATTAACTCGTTATTTCTGGTCACATTGATCATTGCGTATGGATGTCCTTTAATGATCAGCTTTGACGGGTTTTTGGAGGTCTCTGCTGGTTCCGACCAATCAGTAGAGATCTTTTTAATCCCATCAGCGTCAATTTCAATCCGCTGGTATGGATTTCCTTGTTCTTGCAATATTTCTGCAATGCGCAATGCGTGCTGTTTGAGTTCTTCGTTCATTTGACTACCTCCTTTCGCTGGGCAGGACTATGTTTACTTAAAGTTGACTGATATTCCAAAAAAATAAGATCCGGCTTCGTTTTTAATGCAGTGGCAATTTTGAATGCCAATTCATAGCTAACACGGCGTTCTCCGCGTTCGATCAATGAATAATATCCTTTGCTAATGCCAATCATATTTGAAATATCTTGCATTGTAAGATGAAATTCCTTGCGGCGTTCTTTTAGCTTTTCGTTCAAATGATCACCTCCTAATCAACTTTATGTAAACACTATAATCTACAATTAGTAAACTGTAAACTCAAAAAGTGAACTTTTTTTAAACTTTGTTGAGTTTACAATTTGTATACACTATCCTATTCCTATGAGGTGATATGATGAGCTTCGGAGAAAGACTAAAAGAACTTAGGAACGAAAAGAAGATGACCCAATCTGATGTCGGAAAAATTATAAATGTCAGCAAAGCGTCTGTCTCTTTATATGAAAAGAACGAAAGAACCCCTGACCAAGATTCTATTAAGAAACTGGCTCGTTACTTTAACGTTTCTACTGATTTTTTGCTTGGAGTTACTGACGTTCGCTCAAAACCGGAGCAAATAGACATATCAGATTCAAAAAATGATACCATCATGACTTTTGAAGGTCGCCCCATTCCGCCTGAAGATCTTGAGATAATCAAGAGACTTCTTCGAGGTGGCAAACATGATGACTGAATTTACCAGCGAGATGCTGAGAGAAGTTTTAAACTATGGATTTGACCGTGGAGTCGGGGCTGAGCTGACATATAAGCTAAAACCGTACACTCCGTCAGTTTCTAATCCTGAAACGCGTTGGATTGCGGTTAATATGAATTGGCATGAACCAAAACAATTGCCCTATCAAGCGGCACACGAAATAATGCATGTTCTACACCAAGATCCAGCTTGTCTGTATTTTTATTCAGCATCAAAGAATAGCATTGAAGGTGAAGCTAACATTGGGGGAATTCACATCCTGGTTCCTTTATATTTTGCTGGCATTGATAAAGAAGACGCCAATCTGAATCAGTTTATGAAAGCGTTTGATATTCCGGCGTCAATGGAAGATGCTGCTTCAGAAGCGATAAAAGGTTTTTATATATAACTGATTGTTAGTCCAGACACGGAAGACGATAAAAGCTGAAAATTATTTATGGAGGAAAACAAAATGGCAAAAAAGGTAATGGGTGCTGACGGCAAGCAGTATAAGGTAAAGAAGCCTTTTTACAAGCGCGTTTGGTTTTGGGTATTAGTTATTATTGTGGTAGCAGCGATTGGCGGCGGCCTCAATAATAAGGGGAAATCAAGCAGCGAATCCACAGAAAAAACGGCAGTTAGCAAAACGGATAAATCATCTTCAAGTACATCAAAAAAGGACAGCGGCAAGATTACTCGTGCAGACTTTGACAGCATCACTCTGGGTGATTTGATGCAAAACGGCAATGGTGGTGCCAAATTAGATGATTTAAAAGCCAAGTTTGGTAACCCATCTTCTACCTCAAGCAGTACCACAAACGGAGTTAAAACTGATCTTGTCACTTGGACTAATGTTGAGGGCGGCTTGGGAGCTAACGTGATTGTCTCCTTTACCGATGGAAACGCGTTCAGCAAAAATCTTACAGGCTTCAAGTTAAGCCGCAAGCAAAAGATCACTTTGGCAGATTTCAATGCATTCCAAGACGGAACGAAGTACACTGACTTCACCTCAAAATGGGGACAACCTGACTATTACAATGAAAGCCTGATCGGTGGTCAAAAGAATGTTGTGGCCGGTTATACATCTGGTGTAAAAGGTGCCTAGATTGCAATAATAA